AAATTAAGAGATAGATACTTATGAAGCTAATTACCGAAGAAATAGAACAAGCGGAATACATTGTAGAAGAAAAAGATGGCAAGAAAAACTATGCCATTAAAGGTATATTCATGCAATCTGACATTAAAAATAAGAATGGCAGAATGTATCCTAAAGAGATTCTTCAAAGAGAAGTTGTAAGATACAACAGAGAATTTATCAACAAAAACAGAGCATTTGGCGAACTAGGTCATCCAGACGGACCAACCGTTAACCTAGAAAGAGTTAGTCATATGATTAAAGCTCTGTATCCAGAAGGCAATAATTTTATCGGAGAAGCAAGAGTCTTAGACACACCATATGGAAAAATTGTGAAGTCACTTATAGATGAAGGTGCAAGATTAGGCGTTTCTTCCCGAGGTATGGGCACACTATCAAATAGTCAAGGTGCCAATGTAGTCAATAACGATTTTTACCTTGCGACAGCAGCTGATATAGTTGCTGATCCATCTGCTCCAGACGCTTTTGTAGAAGGCATTATGGAAGGCAAAGAATGGATTTGGGATAATGGGATTTTGAAAGAAGCACAGGTTAAAGAATTAAAATTACAGGTTGAGAGTAAAGAACGAGTCGCAAGAGCAGAGAAAAATGCTATTGTGTTTGAGAACTTTCTTAGAAAACTGTAATTTTATAAATAATAATTGACTATTTTTAGTCCATTATTGCAATAAACTATTAATAATAAGAGGAAACCAAAATGGAAAACGGCAAAAAAATGGATATGCAGGCGCAGAATACTGCTCCAGACGCTCCTAAAAAGAATGCTGCTCCAGCTGAGGCACCAAAATCATTAGGTGCAACTATTCAGAATGTTATCACAAAGGCTGTCACAAGCCCAACTGATGGCAAAATTGATTTCGCACAAGGGGTAAACCACATTACAGGTGACCCACAACAAAAAAGTGCAAAACCAGCTGAACCTATGCAATCTTTAAAAGCAAACGCAGATCCAGAAAAACAAAAAGATGAAACTTACGAAGACATGAAAAAAGATGTCAAAGAAGGTGAAGATAAAGAAAAAGAAAAAATGATGAAAGCACAAGCTGACATTAAAAAAATGAACGCTCAAGTGAACGACAAAGAAAAAGAAATGAAAGAAGCAGAAGACCATAAGAAATCAGACATGATTAAAGCTGAGATCGAAAAGATGAAAGAAACTATGGCTGACAAAGAAAAAGAATTAAAGGCGCAAGCTGATAAGGAAAAAGAAATGTCAGAGGGTGAAATGCCTAAGGCTGCTTTAGATGCTCTTAAAAAATCGCAAGATAAAAAAGAAACTGCACATGATGATAAGAAAGAAATTAAATCTCAAAAAGACAAAGAGATGAAAGAAGAAGCTGAAGACGAAAAGAAAGAGTTGAAAGCTGAAATCGACAAAATGAAAAAAGAACTTGCTGATAAAGAGAAAATCATGGCTTCTTACCACAAAGATATGAAAGAGGAAGAAGACAAGAAAAAAGAAATCAAGGCTTCTGCTAAAGATAAAGTAAAAGATATGGACATGAAAGAAGATGTTTCTGCTCTTACAGATGGTGAAGAACTATCGGAAGAGTTTAAACAAAAAGCTGCGACTATCTTTGAAAGTGCTGTTAAAGCAAAACTTGTAGAAGAAATTGAGAAATTAGAAAGCGAATACGAAGACAAAGTTGCTGAAAAAACTGAAGAAGTTAAAGGTGAGATTGTTGAAAAAGTTGACGCTTATCTAAATTACGTTGTTGAATCTTGGATGAAAGACAACGAATTGGCTATCGAAAAAGGTCTAAAGGCAGAAATTACTGAAGACTTTATTGGTGGCATGAAGAAACTTTTTGAAACTCACTACATTGATTTACCTGAAAGTAAATTTGATGTTGTTGAAGATCAAGCTGCACAAATCATTAAGTTAAAAGAAGATATGAACAAAACATTAGAATCTAATGTAGAGTTAAATCAGAAAATTGGCGAATTTGCTAAAGACGACATTATTAATGACGTATCTAGTGACCTTGCTGAAACTGAAACTGAAAAACTTAAAGGTTTAGCAGAAAGTATTGAGTATGTGGATGCTGCTGATTACAGAACGAAAGTAGAAACAATTAAAAATTCTTACTTTCCGAAATCAAAAGCAAGTGATACTGAATCTAATGAAGTAGCTGCAACAGAGAACATGACTTCGGATGTTGATTTATCTGAGTCAATGGCTGCATACACAGCTGCAATTAGTAAAAACCAAGCTAAGAAGTTATACTAATAACTTTTTAGAGTTTAATTAAACTAAGAAAAAGGGAGAGATAAAAAAATGTTTTTATCAGAAACTATACAAAACAAGTGGCAGCCTGTTTTAGACCATCCTGATCTACCAAAGATCGGTGATAGTTATAAAAGAGCAGTCACTTCTGTTGTACTAGAGAACCAAGAGAAAAGTTTAAAAGAAGACGCTCAGTTTATGTCTGAGTCGGCTCCTTCAAACGCAACTGGTTCATCTATACAAAACTGGAATCCTATTCTTATCAGTTTAGTTAGAAGAGCTATGCCAAATCTTATCGCATACGATATTTGTGGCGTACAACCTATGTCAGGACCAACTGGTCTTATATTTGCTATGAGAAGTAGATTCTCAAGCCAATCTGGCACAGAAGCTTTATTTAACGAAGCTGATTCAGACTTCAGTGGTAGAAATGCTGCTGGTTCGTCAACGAATACAGGATTCTCACAAACTGCACAATCAGGCGAAAACCCTGCTGTGCTTAACGATGCTCCAATTCCAGGTGCAGGTCCAAACTACACTACTGGTACTGGTATGACTACAGCTGCGGCTGAAGCTCTAGGCGATGCTAGCGGAAACGCTTTCGCTGAGATGGCTTTCTCAATTGAGAAATCAACTGTGACTGCTAAATCAAGAGCTCTTAAAGCTGAATACACTATGGAACTTGCTCAAGACTTAAAAGCAATCCATGGTTTAGACGCTGAAACAGAATTATCAAACATCCTATCTGCTGAAATCCTTGCTGAAATCAACAGAGAAGTTGTTAGATCAATATACAGAGGCGCTGAAGTAGGTGCTGCTGATAATGATAATTCAGACGCTGCTATCAACACAACAACTGCTGGTATCTTCGATTTAGATACTGACTCAAACGGAAGATGGTCTGTTGAAAGATTCAAAGGATTAATGTTCCAAGTAGAGAGAGATGCTAACACTATCGCTCAAAGAACGAGAAGAGGAAAAGGTAACATAATTATCTGTTCTTCAGATGTTGCCTCTGCATTACAAATGGCTGGTGTTTTAGACTACACACCTGCGTTAAACAACAATCTAAATGTTGATGACACAGGAAACACTTTTGCTGGTGTATTAAACGGTAAATACAAAGTATATATCGACCCATATGCTGCAAACTTGGCGTCTAACGCTTCACCTGCTAAACAATACTATGTTGTTGGTTATAAAGGTACTTCACCTTATGACGCTGGTATTTTCTATTGCCCATATGTGCCACTACAAATGGTAAGAGCAGTAGGACAAGACTCATTCCAACCAAAAATTGGTTTCAAAACTAGATATGGTCTAGTAGCGAACCCATTTGCTGGTAGCGATGTGACTGGTACTGGTTCAATCACAGCTGATGGCTTAACTGCATTATCTTCTAACAGATATTACAGACGAGTACAAGTTGCGAACATCATGTAATAGTTTGTGTAAACAAATTACTAAAGAGGGGGCTTCGGCCCCCTTTTTTTTAGCATAAATAAAAGTATGAAATATCTACTAATAATCTTAACATTTTTTTTAATATCTTGTTCTAAACCATCTACTGATATATGGGATAGGTTTATGGACAGAATAGATAATTTTAAGGCAGAGGATAAAGTATCTGAATCAGATCAAAAGTTGATACAAGAAGCGACTGAAAAAGAGTGGGAAGAAGTAGATAAACAAACAGATAAATAGTAGTATGACTACTACAAAATCATTAGATAGACAACCAACAAAATTTGACTATGCAGAACCTACAAAGTTTAGGTTTGGCGTAATCAAACTTCCTAAAGTAGAATTTTTCTGTACGGCTGCAAACATACCTGGTATATCATTAGGTAATGCGAGTCAACCAACACCACTTAAAGATATACCTATACCAGGTGATAAATTAGACTACGATAATCTTAATATACAATTTTTAGTAGATGAAAATTTAGAAAATTACAGAGAGATACATGGTTGGTTAACAGGTTTAGGTTTTCCTAAAGATACTGAACAATTTAGAAATCTACAAAACGCAGGAAGTGACAGATTTCCTACAACAAAGAGTGTAGGTCTTAACAAAGAACTAGGTAAAATAAGTAAGGCAGTACAAGATGATGGCGGTCTATATTCAGACGCAACCCTATTTGTATTATCAAGTAAGAACAATGCAGCTTTAGAGGTTAGATTTAGAGATATATATCCTATATCATTATCTGGTTTAGACTACAATCAACAAGAAACTGATATACAATATCTAACTGCTAATGTGACCTTTGCATATAAAATATACGAATTTGCAGCTGTGTCAGGTGGCAGAACGATTGAAACTA